GCGGTATCGGCCTCGTGCTGCGAGCGCTGCTTCAGCAACTCGGCGACGTGCGCCTGATTCTGCTGGGTCAGGTCCGCGACATGCTGCTGGGTCTGCTGCTGCTGACCCTGCGCGTGCGCCTGCGCGTCCTGTTGCTGACCCTGCGCGTGCGCCTGCGCGTCCTGCTGCATCGCTTGCTGCTCGGCCTGCTGCGCCGTCGCGGCGGCCTGCTTGTCGGCCCCGATCTCGTGCGCGAGTTTGACGTTTCCGAGGTGCTTGCCGGCGGTCTCGTAGATCTGCTTCTGATGCTGCAGCGGCGCGTTGTTGGCGTGTACGCCAGCAACGGTCGCGTCCGCGGTCATCTTGTCGACCTTTGATTTCAGGAGTTGCTGGTTCAACTGCTGAATTACCTGCTGCGGGTTCGGCTGCTGCGGGAGCTGCTTCTTCTCTTCCTCGGTCGGCTGTATCGTACCGTTCTGTATGAGCGGGATCCGCAGCCGGCGCGCCATCTCGAGCGCGTCCGGAGAATCAATGTTCTTGACCAAAAGATCCGGGCAGAACTGCGCGACCATCGGCATCGCCTCGGCGGCATCTATCAAGGTAGCCAGAGTCTCTTGGCGCTGGGTCTGGTAGTTCGGGCCGATCGTGACAGTAACGCCGTACGTACCTTTCTTCAGGTCATTGATGATGCTGTCGTCGTTCTGCAGATGGTTAAGGGTAACTTCCTTCTCCATGCCGTCGCGTCCGATGATGCGCTCAACGCGCTGAGCATCGTACACGGACGGGATCATGTCGATCATGATCTCCCATGTGAGTTGAAGCGCCGCGCCGAACCCATCGACGAATTCGTAGCTCCCAAGGTCAGAGCGTTTTGTGTGCGTCACGAGCGCTTTGCCCGAAACGCGATTCATGTCTTCGGCGTTGCCGAGCGCCGGGTCGTAGTATCCGATAGTGGACTGAATGTCTTGAATCGCCATTTGCGCGAGCGCTACCGCGCCCTGCGGCAGATCAAGGGGTGCAACCTTGAACGGCATCCCGCCTTCGGGCGCCTTCGGGTCCACGTTGTACGGCAAGTATGGGCGGCTAGCGACGTTCGCTTGCGCCCACTCGTTCTCGTAACCTTTGATCATCGTCTCAGTGACGAGGTACGGGGCTTTCGGGATAAGCGCGCTGCGCTCGATCATGTCCGAGGCGCGGGAATTGTAACTGCGCTGCGCGTCCTTGGCGTGACGTATCAGCGACTGGAATTTCTTGCGGCCTTCGATGTTGATGTACCGGCCCGGGCAGCGAATAACAGGGATGCGCTTCCAGTCATACAGTATGGGCCCTTCGAGGATATTTGATCCGTCGATCTTGACCCACATCACTTTCCATTCGACGGTCTTTCGAACCATCTTCTTGCCGTTCTTGTACTTAGCTACTCGTACGGCTTTGGGTCCGTCGGCGTCGGTGCCGACGCCGTGCTCGTCGAAGTGGTCTTCTTGCTTCCTCAACTGCTCGTCGTAGTCCACGACAGAGCCATCGGTCATCTTCGCTATGTGCCTGTCGAACGGTACACGCTCAAAGTATTCAGCGATCCGAATCTCTTTGTCCGTGTACCAGCCATAACTATCGCGCGACCACTGCAAACTCTGCCCGTTGCTGTCGCGGTACTGGGCGTGGTACACATCCTCGCTGATCCGCTCCGCGATCATGCATTGGTTGGCGTCGCCACCGCACGCGTCCGCGGTCTGCGGGTCCCAGAGCACGGTCTGGGGGTTCGCAATGTTGATCAGGCGTAGGACTTGGTCAAACGCGCCGTCGCCTGTGTCGGCCATGTACGTCGGCATGACACGCCACGCGCCGAAACCTCCAGCTACTGCGTACTTGTACTGTTCCTTGTAGATCTGGTCGGCGCGGCTCGCCTGCTCGATCGAGCGGCACAGGCCTCCGAAGATTTCAGCTACCGGTTCGCTGGCCCCGTCACTGGCGGGGCGAACCTTGCCGTCCGGTCTGGTCTGTCTCATGTCGGCGACGACGATATTGACAGGCCCGATGCAGCGGTTGAACGTGTAACACGGCTTGCCGCGACGGTTCTGGATCACTACTGGGTCCCACTGACCCATCGCCTCGGCGTTGTAGATGAAGTTCAAATCTTCCGAGTGCATGCGCCGGTTCTCTTCCCACGCACCTACCGAGCGGTCGTAGAAGTTCCGGGCGCGGCTCATGATACCGCCTTCGTCCTGCATGTCGGTATAGCCGGGCAATGGCGACGGCCATCCCTTTACACCGGGGACATCACCTACGAGATCCCAATTCTCTCCGGAATTTGTGCTCATGCGGGTACGAAGATCCGCTGCTTCCGAACATTATCGCGCGCCGGGATTATTTGAAGATTCTCGCGCACGTGTAACCCGGAGATTGTCTTTCCATTCAGAGGCACAACATGATCCACATGTACATCCACTCCAACCTGCCGCAGGCGGCGCATGATGCCGTACACTGCGGCGATGCACGTCTGTGACGCCCACACCGGGGCTTTCTCGGCGGCACGGCGTTTTTCTTTATACGCCTTGTACTGCGCGGGATGCGCGCGGCGATACTCGCCCGGGTGTTGCTTGTGCCACGTATTACTCTGCCCACGGGCGCACTCGACGCACCAGCCATTACTAGAAAACCGCGGGGCCGCGTGCCCGTGCTTACACGGGCGACCTGACTCATACGTTGGTTCTCCGGCGGCTAGGGCCGCCGAGCGCGCAAATCTCATGTGGGGCACTCGTCCGCGATCGCGCGCTGCCCATCGCCCACGAACACGCCGTGCGGAGAGTTCGGGGGAACGTACTGCGCGGGGCCGCTGTTCTTCCATTCCATGATCGGTTTGCCTTGTTTGGTCGTCGTCGGCTTGCCGTCTTTCTCGACCGGCACGAGCGTCTGGCACTGGGTGCGCATCTGGTTGCGCAGCGCCGGGTTCCTGAGTTCGATTGACTCAACTTTGCCAGACTTCTCGATCACGAGATTACGCAATCCCGCGGCGATCGTGACGGTATACGTCCCGAGCTTCTCTTTCTTGCCGTCGTTTCCGACGCGGCGTGAGTCCTCATCCTGCTGGCACTCCAGCGCGTCGAACTTCCATTCCTTTCCGCCGTTAACGACATCGCCGTTATCCTTTACCGTACGGATAGAGTTCGCGGACTGCTGACGTAAGCGAATTCCGTCCACATGGCGCAGTTTCAGTACGATGCTCATAATTTTTCCTCACCTCGTAATGTTGACTCAATCAAAAATCTTTTCATCTCACCGTGCCTCCCGCTTACCAGCAACTCCAACTTTTTCCAAGTCGGGCGGCTAGCGAGAGTGTCTGGGAATATCTTCAGGACGTTGTCCGTATCGATGAACAACAGGATTCCGGCGCTCCGAAATTCCTCGTTAACTTCCGAAATCGGTATTAGCCGCTCCACACGCCACCCGGGCTCGCCATCGCGGGGCTCCACGCGAACCACTGCTTGCCGTCGCCAGCATCGGGAGCCACTTTGGCGATCGATCGGCCACTCATGACGTTGTAGCGCATGGCATCCATCAAGTGATCGTTTTTCTTGATGATCTCGCCCTTCTCGTTGCGCTTGTACAGGCGGATCTCGTTCCGCCAGTTGCGCAGCGTGCTGAAGACGCGCAGTTGCTGCGTCGAGAGCATGTCCCAGCACCTCAGGAGGCCGGGGACCACGGCATTGTCCGCCTTCTCGATGGTCAGCCCAAGCTCGCGGTACACGTCCAGCAGCAGCTCGCCCGCGTGGCCGCGCGCGGCCTGAGCGGCTGGGTCGATCGCGCCCGGGATCCAGCGCCCGCGCGCGTTGATGGCCGCGACATGCACGGCCGGGTCTGCTTGACCCCTGTAATACTCGTCGTACGCCACCGCGCCGCCGTTGTCGATGTCCCACGCGAACCAGATCACCGCGGTGCAGTTCCAACCCGGATCCATTCCGTACGACCGGGGCCAGTGCTTCGGTATCTCGTACGGCTCGACAAGCATCGCGGCCTCGGGGATCGGGTAGATCGCGCCGACACCGTGACCCGGGATACCTGACTTACGCGCCTGACGCTGCCACGGGGGAGTGCTCGCCAAAATCTTGGCTTGCTCCGCCTCGGTGATGTGCGGGACATCACTCATGTCTAGAAACACGCTAGCCTTCAACGGTGTCCTCCGGGGCCCATGTCTCGGTCGGCACCGAGTCGGGCTCGGGTTTAAGCTCTGGCATAAACTCTATCATGAGGTCACTGATTCCGAGCAACGGAGTCTCGGTCAAAATCAATAGCCCCGTCTCTTCGCCCGGACTCGTGCTCATGAGACGGAGCAGGCACTCCACATAAACGTCCAGCGCCGGTTCCTCGTCTAGATGGATCAGGTGCTGACGTGTGCCTTGGAAAGCGACACGACCTTGGTCATACGATTTCAGCTGTAGCGTAGAGACGCCGCCGGTCGGCACGTGCCGAACGAAGATCGTCTCGTACGCGTCCGCGAGCCCGTGCTTGACGGTCGTGCGGAGGATCAGGTCGCCGGGAATCATTCCGGTGCCCATCGCCATAGCGTTCCCGGGCGCGCCGCAGAACTTCGCCTGCAAAATGTCGCGCGTGTTCTTCGCGGTATCGGTCGCGGCCCACATATCGATCGGGTGCGCGAACCTGCGACCCTCCCACCACGCCGGGTACTGTCCGGTCAGGTGCAGAGTGTCCTCGTACGCGCCGCAGTGCGTGTTGTGCGTTAAAATAAAGTCTCGTGCCATGTATAATGAATCAGGCGCGTCTACTTTAATGCATACGCAGTCGGCGAACCCATCTTCTATTATCGACTCTATGGCTATACCGCGTGTCGCCATGTCTCGCCAGCGTTCACGCTCTTTCTTGCGCGGAAGACTAAATAACGACTCTGGGGAGTTGTATATCTCTACCCGCCAAGACAAGTGCAGCGCGCCTTTATATTTTCCGCGCTTCTGGTTTATGCTCGCGTTTAATCCTAAACTTCGCGCTAGCGCCGTCACATCTTCACACAGGCCTCTACTAACAGAGCTATAGCTACGGGATCCCCCCCATCCCGTTTTGCTAGGCCTGTTAACTGCACCGTCTGTATCCATAAGACCGCGTAGCAGTTCCCATCTAGCGCGGCTCTCACTCATCAGATACTCTTTTGGTATCCGCTTATCCGCGCTCTTGCAATCTAGTCCAAGGCCCGCAACCAAAGACCCTAAAATATTGTGCCACCCGCCCCCGGGGGCGCGGCGCTCCGTTACAAACTGATAGTCATACTTTGACCGAAAAACTAATTCACATCCATAATCCGAGGCGAGTTCTTTGCACCGCTGAACTATATGATCGTCAGCAGAAGAAAGAAAAACGGTGCCTGTTGCTGCGCAGCTGCCGTCGCCTATAAGCACGCCTAATAGGTAGGGATCAACCGGTAGTTGATAGCGCTGCGTAAATTCTACTAAGGGGCGCCTCGGAAGTATCCATCGTCGCCCGCGCTCTATAGATTCTTTAATCTCTTTCGCGGTAAGTACTCTGTATTCAGAGTGCTTGCCTTTGTGCGTCGAGCGTACCGACCATAGGTGCTCCGGGCAACAGCGAGTTACGGATCCATCTCGGGCGGTCACTTTATAGACGGCTTTTCGCCCTTGAGGAAAGACGCCCGTTACTGTTACCGGCGCCCCCGCAGAGCCGATAACCTGATCACCAACACGGACGCTGCCTATCTCGCGCCAACCCGTTGGTGTTAGTACCGGCTCATTAACCGGCTGTGCCTTACCCGTGCGGTTGCCCCCGAACAGTCCCCGCTCGGTGTACTCTTTGCCGAGCCTGAAGAATTTCATCTGCTTCGAGTACGCGGCCCTCACCTCCGGGGTGTTGAACCACATGGAAATCTGGTTGCGCTCGATGTTGCGCAGCTTCGATTCGATCGCCTCAAGCAACTTCAGCTTGTCTTTCCGGCCCATGAACTGCAGGTTCTGGGTCGGGGAGCGTATTTCGCTGGTCACGCGAGGTCCGAATTGTCGCCCGACTCGACCGGGGTGAATTCCGCGTCGACGGGCAGCTCTGGAACGGGAATTTTGAACCCCAAACGCTCGAGTTTCGCGAAACCTTGCGCAATTCGCACTGAAAGTTGGTCATCCGTCGCCTTGTTGGCGACGTTCAGGTCCATTTTGATCTTGTCGCCGTACTGATCAGGCATTTTCGCCGACAGCACACGCTGCAGGAGCCGAGAATCGCCGGCCAGTGCCCGGTTGACCGCTTCTCCGTCGAGTTGGCGGTGCGCTAGCTCCTCGGCCTGACCAACTTCGTCACGAAACTCGGCGTTAACCTCCATTTCCTTCTCGAAATGGTAGTTGGAGACGCCGATCGCGCGCATGGCCTGCAATTTGTCGCCTTTATCAATGTACGTGCGCAGCAGCACCGCGCGTTTGTCATCTGTCCACTCGAAATCTTCAAGCATAGACGGAGTGCGAGCGAGTCCGTTGTCGGACTCGAGCTGATTCACTGCGTCACGAAAAATTTTGTTCCAACTTAGACGGCCAAGAAACTCTGGTTCGGTCCGGCCGCACGCTTTTGCGGCCTCGGCGAAGCTCTTGGTCTTCACGTACTCGGTGAGGAACAACTTGTCGAGCGAGTCTGGCTCAGTTGACACGGTCGCGGTGCGCGAGGTGACTGCTTTCGTGGGCGCTGTCAAGCGTTCGCTGGACAGTCCTATCGGGAGCTGTTTGTTACGTACCCTGATGCAGTCCACGCACGCGGAAATGTTGTTCACGTACCGTGGGGCCCGGTGACCCCACCGGCACAACTCGCCCGTGTAGAACAGTTTCCACCCGCGGTGCTCCGCCTCCTCCTTGGAGACGAACCGGGTCGGCATGTGGTTCCTAAAATCCGGGTGCCCATCTTTATTGATCGGCGCGACCGTCTTCGGATCACATCTCGGCCACTTGTTCTTCGGCGCTTCCTCAGTCACGTCCGCTCATCCAGTTACCGTCCCGATCGTGTCCTGCCGATGCTTGCCACAACAAGCACTCGTTCAGGGACTCGTCCGGGTCGACGCTGTAGATCGAGCCCTGTCTGACCACGATCAGGTCCCCGATGCCGGGGAACCCGAGCCGATCAAAATCGAAAATCTGGACGCCGCGGAAAGAAAACTCGATCACGTCCCCAACGCTTACCTGCATCGGCGTGATCCGCCCAGTCTCCGCGCCATCCTCGAAGTATTGCGTGTACCCGGTGTAGTCTGACTTCTGCTTGAACCCTACGAGCTTGCGCTGGCGGCGGCCGTATCCCACGCCGATGATGACGCCCTTCTGCACTTCGATGCCGGGGGTCAGCAGGATCGGGTGAACGTAGGACAGCGGCTTGATCAGCACGCGGTCCCCTAGCAGGCGGCAGCGGCGCGACACGTCTTCCAGTTCTGGCGTGAGAATCATTCCAGCACCGCGTCGACGTCGACGTCCTTCATCATGCGCACCGCGACGCCGTCGTAGACAGTGTCCATGCCCGCGGTGGCGCCGAAGGTAACGTAGTCACCGACCTTGCACATCATGGGCGCTCGCTCGCCGTACGGGAGCATCTTGCCCGGACCCATCGCGACGACACGGCCGCGCAGGGTGCGCTTCCAATCCACGTGCTCGATCGCGCTTTTAGTCTCGTCGCCCAGCTTGACGACAATCAGATCGTCCAGCAGGCGCTGTCTGAATTCAAATTTGCCCATGTCTCACCTTGGGGTAGAAAATTGTACTGGCCCGGAAGGGATCGAACCTTCGACATCGTCATTAACAGTAACGCGCTCTACCGACTGAGCTACAGGCCAAAACTACGGGTAGGCCCCGGTCGCGGTCGAGAGATTTACCAACTCGAGTATCGCGATGATGGTAGTAGTAGTGAACGGCTGTCCTGTGATCGTGTCCGTTGCCGTAAACACCATCGAGACCTGCAGCTTGTTGGTTCCCGCGTACGGATACCCGGACCCGATGCTGTTATTGAAAGGGAACGTCGCGGACGCGAACAGATTGAAAATAATTCCTGCTACCTGCAAGTACATCGAGCTGGCGAACGCCGGGTACGTGAACGGGTTCGCGACCGAACCGTCGCTGATGTTGCCGGCCGCGTTTAGCAGGGTAGGTCCGACCAGCACCGACGCAGCGGTGATGTTGTCGATCTCTATGCTTATCGTAATCGGTACGACCGGAGTCATCGTGTGGTCGACGAACGAGAAATCGAAGAACACGTCCGTGTTCGGGTAGATCGTTACGTTCTGGTACGGGAGAATTGGTTCTCCCGCAAGGTATCTATTTCCGCGAACGCTTACAGGACTACCCTCCTACTAAGTGGCGCCAATTACGCCCACTTAATGCATTAGAAACCGCGGACTGGTCCACCCCAAACCACTTTCCCATTTCTTTCTGTGAAACTTTAGCGGCGCTCAGGTCGCGCATCAGTAAAGCCACTGTTTATTGACACGAACATTTTGAACCAGACAAACCCCGACGCGTATAGACTGCACGATGACCATTTTACCGACGTCCCAGCTTCATAGATTTCTCGCCGTTCATCCCCTTGAACGCGCGAGGCTCTTTGCTCGCGAGCACATGGTTAGCGCGCTTGTGTACGGCGCTGTGCTGCTTGGTGCTAATGCGCCCGGCCACCCAGTCCTTGGTCGCGTTCGTTTTCTCGCTGCGGGCGTGCTCTTTGATCTGCGCGCGGTCGCTCAGCGGTTTCGGTTCCATCGCGGATGCTAGCTCGCCGTGCTGCTGGTTCGGCTCGGTCACGGACTTCTCGCCCATGGAGCGCTTCGCGCGAAGCTTGTCCTGTCCCTTAGGCGTAACGCTGTCGAACAGCGCCCCGATCAGTGGACCGATTGGTTTTGTATTAGATGCCATTCCTATTTTCCTGTGCGCATGAACTTGTCCGCGCGCTCACCGCGCGATTTCCCGATGCCGGGAAATTTTCGGTGTACGGCCGCGCGAACGCGCGCCTCTACCGGTTTACCGCTTGCGCGCGCGAGCGCGTTGCGGGCATGACTCGCGTCCTCGATCGGGTACGAGCGATCCGGGCCGGCGAAGCTCTTTGCGGGAAGCTTCTTCCGCGCCGCGGCGTTTAACTTAGCCACCGACCCCTCCTACTCCCGGCGTCACTTCAATCGTGCCTGCCGCGGCGACGTTAAAGAAACTTCCGCACGGTAGTTTTACGTACAGCGCCTCGTTAGGCAACAGGTACATGTTGTTCGGGCCCGGGGCTGCGGGCACGGCCGTGCCGGCGGCGGTTGGACCCCACGAGAAACGCGTAGCCGCACTCGCGGCGGTCGTATTCACTACGCGAAATGATTCGACACAGCCCTGCTGTGCTCCGACATCGTTTAAAGGCGTGCCAGACACTATCGCGAACGAAGGTCTCAGCGGCTGAAAAGTTACGTCGATGCTCATTTATAGCAGTCCTGTTTGCCGAGGCACCACAGATCCAACGTCGAGAGCTGACGGCTCCGCTGGTGACCCGGGTTCTGTTTGTCTTTGGTACCGGTTCCCGACTTCATGCCCTTGGCCGCTTTGCAGGCCGTGGACTTGGTCGCCGTGTCCCCTCCACCATCACTGGCCGAGGGGGTGTTGGTAATGTAGCGCTTCCCGCGTTTGATCTGCGAGGAGTCTTCTTTTGTCGTGCTCTTGCGCTTACCGCGTGCGGCTGCGTCGCCTATCATGTTAGGTGTCCGGTTCTGAATATGTGCTGCGCTTGCGCGCTTCGGCCCATTGTGAGGTGGACCGCCTGCGATCGGCGCGCTGTTCGCGCGTACGACCACCCTTCTTTTTTGCCTGATCTGCTGCTACAAATTCCTTAGCTACGGCCACAGATGGTCCCCCGCCGCCCGGCTTGTGCCAGCCATTTTTAACGGCTTGCATCAACCGAGCTTGGGCGGGGGAAACAGAGGGCACTAGCGGTCCTTCAGGGCCTTGTCGCCGACCGCGTCTTCACGCCCGCCGCCGTTCTTGATGGAGTTGCCATAAAGAGCCGCAGCAGCCGAGCCGAGACTGTCTTCACCGCCGCCTTCGCTTGAGGCCTCACCGGGATACACGGTCTTTTCGGCCGCGAGCGTACCGACCGGGGCCAGCGAATCCTTCGAGCGCGAAGCGCCGTAGGTTCCCTGCACGCCGGCCCGACGACCGCGAACGTACTCCTCGGACTTGCCGTCCACTTTCTCTGTGCGACGGATGCCGCCTTCGTTGTCTGTTTTAGCCATGTGAAAATTTCCTGTAAAAAGTTGGAGATCGCGTTACGCGATGAAGGAAGTCGTTACCGCACCGGTCGTGGTGAAGGTGACCGTGGTCGGGCCGGTGATCGTTACAACCCAGCCGCGATAGCCGACGGTGGGAACCACAGCGGAGCCGACGAACGTCACGCCCGCGCCAGCGGTCAGGGTCAACGCGGCGGCCGTGTTACCGATCTGCACGTAGAACCCGATATTGAACAGGTTCGGTGCGCCGAGGGGCGGCTGAACCTGCGCGCCGAAGCTCGCGATCTGGGCCTTGTACGCTACCGCCACTGCCTGCTGCAGCTGCGCGATAATGTTGACGGCCGAGTCGGTCGTCAGCGCGGTCGCGGTCGTGGACACGATATAGTTCGAGACCGCCGACGCCAGCAGCGACGCCGACAGAATCGTAGCGTTGCTCTGCGCGGTGGTGTTCATCTGCGCGCTAGCGAGAGTCGCCAGTGCGTTGTAGTATCCGTCTTGGAAGACGCCTAAAAATGTCATATTAAATAACCTCGCGCTCGCGCGCTACGAACGAAACCCCGACGCACAAGTGCGGCGGATTATCTGGCTTGCGCCAGCTATTCTAACTCTTGGGCGTCTGCGTCAAGCGCGACACCGTCGACATGAAACTGGCCGACCACGTGACCGGACCATCCGATGATTCGTGTGGCTGCCGGCACGACATCAGCCAATGGGTCATACATCGTCACGATGCCCGTGCACAGGTTCGCCATGTACCCGGGATGACCTAAACTGCGATCCGAGCGCAAGTCCGTCGGGCTAAATACTGCCGGCACGTGCGAGGTCGAATTGCACGGGTGCGTGTGATAACTGGCGACAATGATGCCGTGGTAGTCGGCCGGGTCATCGTCAATATCAACGCTGTCGCCGCTCCAGTCGGTGCGCGGAGCGCCGACCGCGAACTTGTCACCGACCCGCGTGATCACTCCGCCCACTTCGTAGTAGTGTGAGTTGAGGTACGCGTTCTGCAGCGCGAAGATCGCGGCCTCATTCATAGTTGCGAACGTGGTCGGTGACTGCGCGACGGGCGCATTAGTCTGTACAACCTGCTGCGTGTGAATCGGAGGGTTCTGCGCCGGTGGGCGCTCGCGCGTGGTGGTAGGCAACGTGATCTGCAATACCATCACATGATGCCGGTACTGGTAGATGTTCATCGCTGCGCTCGAGAGCGCCGCGCACAGGAGCGCCGCTACCACCCAACCAGAAACATTGAACGTGCCGCCGCGCTGTTTCTTAGGCTTCCATGTCTCGATGTGAATATCCGCCATTGTGCTCACCCTTGGTTATTGCCGCCCGTGGGCAGCGTGTCATCGAACTTGGACGCCGACATAGCGCCGGTTGACTCCTGCGAGAGTATGTTCTGGTTCGGGAGTGCTGGCACGTAGTTCGTCGCTGTCTCGGTATCCGCGAGCGTGTTCGCTACCGGCTTATCCCAGCCCGTTGGCCCGGTGACGCCGTTACCGATCGGAGTGACTCCTCCGCCGTACGCTCCCCAGATATCCCCACCGTACCCCGCCTGAGGCTGACTCTGGTAGTAGGGCTGGTTCTGGGGTAGCACCGGTGGGCGCGCGCCATTCACGAAGATCGGGTTCAGCTGCGCGCCCGCGACCCCGTTCCAGTTCGGGGAAAGTAACTGATGATTATCAAGGACGCTGCCGGTCACTTACACACCCAGCGTGTGGACAGCGACGTAATGCTCCTGAAGCCCGTTCGCCATGCCCATGAGCGGCGTTCCAACACCGCTGATGCCTGCGTCCTCGAGCGTGTTGTCCGTCGGCGCGGAACCAACACCGACAGGACTCACGCCCTGCTGTATGAAATTCTGCGAACTTGCGCCAGCGGCCGGGTTCGCGCCGCCGCCCGGGGTTGCCGGGGTCACCGCGTTCGGGGCCTGAAACTGCTGCAGGGCGGGCGTGCCCTGCAGCCGCGCGCCGTCAGCTTCCTGCACGAGCGCAGGAGTCTGGGCCGGGATGCCGGGCTGGTTATTGTTGCCGGACACAAACGGGTACGCGTTCGCCACACCGCTCGAGAAGAATCCGTTGTTGTTCTGTGAGCCTAGATAGTTACGATCGAGTGCAAGTGACATGTCTTCGTACGCCCTGTTCAAATAATCAATAGCGCGTAGCAGTCCAATAAACCCGTCCCCGAGTAAACCGATACCTGCGTTGCACTGATGACACAACCAACCACGAAACTGTTTCGTATCGTGGTCATGGTCAAACCTCATGAGTACGCTCTCACGCCCGCAACATTCACAGTTGGAAGGGCGCGGGCGTGTTGGCATTGTGGCGCCGCCAGCTCTCTTGCGCCACTTTTCTATGCGCGCCGCTTCTGGATTGCGCTTTTTCCAAGCCATCTTGGACCGGCGCTCCATTATCCTTTGCTGCGTTCCGTGGTCGGCAGACAGGAGGCGTTGGCGTCGCCACTCCTTCATGTACGCGCAGTTAGCGGCTCTTTCTTCAACGCTTAAAGGGTGAGACTTACGCCATTCCCGTTGGTAGACCCGTTGATAGGCTTTTCGCTTAAGTCTTTTAGCTTCTTCCACCACTCACCTCAGTAAAATCAATAACTTGGGCGCTAGTCCCCGCCTTGTACTGGAATTGCCGCAAAAGTGTACGTGTTCATAAAGTCCCCCATCTCGATCGCACCGCACGACATCAGCTGCGCGATCGTCATGTTGCCGGACACGATCGTGGCCGTGGCACCGGGGTTGCCGCTAAGACCGGGACCGCCCGCGGCGTCACCGGGAACCGCGAACTGACCGAACGCCGCCGCGCCGCCACCGGGGCCCGCAAGCGCGCCGGGCGGTGGTGATGTGGTGCCGGGACCCTCTGAAGCGTCGAGACCACCCTGAGCGAGCGCGAGTCCGCCAGCGGGCGCGAACCCGCTCAGCACGACCGTGTTCATGTTGACCCAGCCCTGCGAGAGCGCCTGAGCGAGCGTGACCCCGGCCGGGAAAATGAGCTGCGCGTTTGTGATGTTCTTTGCCAATGTAAATCCTAGCCGCCGAAGACGGGTGGTGTGCCAAACTGTAACTGATTCGCCGCGGTAGAGGCGATTTTCTCTTGTGGAGTAGTTATATCGGGGCGATGCGCTACGATGCCAATACTTGAGAGCTGGTGCATAAGTGTCTGTGCCGCGAGACCCGCGATAATTGATCCGCCCGTGACGACCACGTTCCCCGGCAGAAGTCCCGCCGACATCGCGGCCAACACCGACATGTTGGGCGGGAGCCCCGGTATCGGGATCGGTCCGCCGCTCGCGCCGATCAGCGCCGGGGGAGCGGTCTGGCTCGAGCGTGCGGGCTGAGTGTTGTCAGGTAGCGCGACCGCGAACGCTGCCCAGTTGCCCGGCGGGCTCATGAGCGCAGGCGCGGCATAGGTGCCCGTGGTACTGACGATCTGGTGTTCCAGAATCAGCGCCGCGTTAACGCCTGCGCTCGTGAACGATGACGCTATCGTGAACCCGATACCCGAGCTGAACCTTGTGCTGAGGCTCGGTGGACCTGAGATTAACCCAATGACCACTTCAGCGAAACCCGTCGAGCCGCACGCGGCGCTCTGTACGCCGGTCCCGTTCCCGGTAGCGAGCGTGCCGCTGCTCGCGACCGCTCCCGGGCTCGAGGAAATGTTGTATCCAGCGGCCACGATCGTGATCGCTGGGGAACTTGAGGCCGTGGTAACTGTGACAGATACCCCGGTCCCGGTGGTGGCCCCGGCCGCGAACGCGTACCAGAGCCCGAACCCGTTCAAGTCCATCCCGACAAAGATCGGGACACTGTAAGTGTTGCCGCCACTGTCTGTGAAACCTGTGACAGGGTTGATCGTGGCCGCTGATCCGAAGACCGCCGCGAACGCGACGACCGTGTTTGCAGCGACAGAGCCGACGCCGGTACTCGCAGTGTATGAACTGTTCGAGTTACCGCCCGGGCAACCGTTGGTGAATCCGATTGTCATAGTGAGTCCTTGGTGACGCTGAAAGCGACACTATTCACGTGATACCATTCCACGGCTTTAGCATTATAAGCCTTACGCTCTACTGCCGTTTGTTGGGTCAAAACAGCCCGCCCGGAGCCTGCCCGGTGACGAACCCTGACTCGGTCGTGTACGCGATCGGGATCCCTTTCGAGATGCCGTTGTACGTCTGCGAGGCGGCCTCGGCCACGGTCTCGCTCGGGTACGGCTCGTATGTCAGGTTCGCGCCTGAGCTGAGGGAGTTGCCGCCCGGCTGCGGGTAGCGCCCGAGCGCGACACCGACAGCAGCGGCCTGCAGCGCGTCTTCCTCGTTCGCGTTCGCGGTCGAGCCAGACGGGCCCTGACCCAACACGGCCTGCGCGGCAGGGAGGAAACCCGGATAGTTCATGTCGCTGTTCCCCATCGGCACAATGGAACCGACCGGTACACGCGCGGCATCGTTCGGCTGCCGACGATTAGAGACGTCGTAGCATCCATGGAGCGACCCATTGAATATCAGCGAGCCGCAGCTCGAGCACTTGTAACTGGACATTAGGTTAGTTCCGCTCTGTTGAAATAATTCCCAGCACAAGTAATGCCAGCGCGATTATCGCCCAACAAACCTATACCAGCGTTGCAGTTGCTACAAAGCCAACCGCGAAACTCACCTGTCGTATGATCGTGATCAAGTCCCAACGCCTTCTTCTTCTGCATTTTCCCGCAGCACTCGCAGTTTGCTGGCGCGGGTCGCGTTGGCGTAGGGTAGCGTTTAGCTTTGTAACTAATCGCACGTAGCTTCTCTGGGTTAGCCTCGACCCACTTACGTCTCTTCTCTGGATTCGCTGCGAGCCACTTGCGAGAATACCCGCGCCACTTCTCAGGATTCGCTGTTCTCCATTTACGCTGATACGCGCGCTTCTTCTCAGTGCTCACGAGAGCAACGCAAGGACGCGGTTAGCGCGTGCAACATCCGCTTGACGTGCTAATTCGCAATGAGCGGGCTGCACTTTATCCAACAATGGGGCGAGCCATCGCAGGACTGCGATCTGCCACCGGTAGAGCTTGAGCGACGCGAGCCTCATCTGCCACACCGACTGCTGAGTGTCCGCGCCCTGCACCACCCGGCACATCGCCGAGATCGTGATGTCCGTCTGGTTGAAGAATGCCACAGCGCCGGAGACATCAAGCGAGTAGAGTAGGTTGTGTGAGTACGTGCCGGCCCAGCTCATGACTGATCCAGCGGATCGGCGATCTGTAGCTTGAAAACTTTCCACTGGTCCGGCGAGAGCCGGATCATCCCGGTCCCGAGCGCGTCCTGTGTCCGTACCGTGATCTCGACCACGCCGCTCGCGGCGCGGCTGACGTTCAGGTACGCAGGGTAGCGCAGGTACGGGCCCACCTCAGTGTGCGCGTACAGGCATTCCTTCTCGTGCTCCTTCATACCTTCACGTCCCCACTAGCGTCTACGCCAGCGTTCTAATGTCCTCATCACTTGAGCTTGAAAATTTAAAGCTTCGTCTACAAACCACAGGATCTGCCCGTCGGTGCGGATCGGCAACGGCGCCATCTTGCGGCTGAGCATCCGGCCCAGCTCCCCGTGCGTGCACTTGTAGAGGGTGGTCATGTGTTCTCTCGAGTACATCATGAAGCCTCCCCCGAGAGGGAGGGTGATCGGTTTCGGGATCGGGGAAAGTGTCTCACCTGTGGACACGGCCGTTAGGCCTTCTTGACTTCGGCTTCTACCTTCGCGGCGGCTGCGGCGACGGCGACCTTGGCGGCGGCTGTCTTGGCGGCGACGTAGGCGTACACCTTCTGGCTCGAGACGGTGGCGACGGAACCGGCGACCGCACCGAAGACTGAGTGCGCGGTGAACAGGAACGACAGGATGGACATGGTTTAAGATTCCTTTGTGGTGGCTTGGTGACGTTCCAGATAGTCCGCAAGCGCTCGGAGGCGCTCTGGGCTATCGGCAGCGAAACCTAAAGTTGAGTTACAGCCTGCATGAACTAATCCTCGAACCTTACCGGTGCGATGGCAATGGTCTACCACGAAGTCGTCGCAAGGTTCGCCGCAGCCCGCGCACTTGCCGGCTGCTTCAAGAAGCAACGCGCGATAGTCAGGGACACTGAGCCCGTACTTGCGAAGGCGATCTCGCAGCTCGGGTTCGCGAGCGTTGCGGTCAGTGGAGATGTCCGCCGCAAGCTGGTCGGCTTTGATCCCGCGCGCGTAAACCATCCGAGACCGCTCTTCTTGAACCCAGTTCATAAGACCCGCCGTTTTGAAATTTGAAATCGGGGCTCTCCCCAATGTTATATGGGAAATTTCGGGGTGTTTATCAACGTCACCCTGAAAATAAATTAAGGGTGAAGATGTGTAGATGATCTTACGGTTTTTGATGGGGTCGGTGTAACGGGTTTTTGGACCTCGGTGTCGATCGAGGGGTGACAGTGACCATTGGATCGCTATGGGGGTTTCGAGATTATGTCAGCATCCCGGCGTTGGGGATGCGCGCCCGCGAGCCGAGCACAAGCCTAATGGAATCAAGGACATGGGAGTGGTGTGCGGACCGAGCCCGCGGTTCGCACACCTCAGGAGCGTGTCAGGCATCAGGCTAACGCAGGCCAAAGCGCAACCAAATGGTTGCATATTGCATGAGCGACTGGACAGGCCCGAGGACCAAGAACGGGGGTCAAAGACCCCAAATGAGAATGATTCTCAAGTGGTGATGGTGTAGATGTACCCCAGCCTATACGCGGGTAAGTGGCGTGCGGGCACGCAGCGCACACTGGTATTACATTGGTATTAAATCTGCCATTTAGGTCAAAGTTGGGTGGGGGACATCTACACCATCACCACTTGAGAATCATTCTCATTTGACCCATTTACCCCATTTTTAAGGACCTGAAACCGGGCCAATATCCGCGTCCAAACCGCACAGCAGCCCGGTACAGGTCCACTATCCTAAGTGACCTACTATTTGAACTTGTAGGTCAACTCGGCACCACGCTGCGACTCGCTCCACCACTTGACACCAGATCGAGGGTCTGGTAGTCCTATTGGTGTGGGGTACCCCACATCAACCAAGGTGAGACCATGCATAATCGCCCGCCCAAATGGCTGCTCGCGCAGGAAGGGATCACCACGCGTCAATGGAGAGCACGCAAGCGCCTCGAGGCCCTTAGGGTGGCTGTCATGAGCACTCTGAGTCGCACGCTCGCCACCGTCGTGCTCGTGCTGCTGAGCACGGGCGCGGTTGCGCAGACCGCCAGCCCTCAAAAGCTCGCAGAGTGGGCGGCGTGGAAGCATTGGGGGGACTGCGCGTCGCCGTACGGGTTCCGCTTCGTGCACGCGATGGACGAGGCTGCCATCCTCTACCCGCGATTCGGTATCGCGTGGGCAGAGCAGCGTAACGACACGGCAGCGGCCGTTGCGCGCGGCGAAAATACTGAGGCGGTCCGTAAGGCGTTTATCGATCGCATGTTGAGGACCGCCGAGCCTGAAGCGGTCGAATTCTACAATCAAATGCGCGTACTGATGGAACAAGGGATTGCCTCATGCGGCCCGACCCCGGCTCGGGTGGCACCATGAGGTTCTACGACAAGCTGAGCGTGAAGGAGTGGGGACGCTGAAACGGTTGCCCCACACTGGCCCACTGTGCATGTGGTGCGGGCACGCGCTCGAGTCACTGCCCGAGAGCGATGCACGCTACTGCCCATTGTGCGAGCCGAGCGCACCTTATAGCCTCAACTTCGAGTGCGATGACGAGTCGTATCAGGTCAGAGACACAGATTACCCAATCGAGGACGAGACATGACTATCCCGTTTGTGTTCGAGAGCCAGCCCAGAGAGCATAAGTTCCCGATGACTGATTGCCGCCGGTGCCAGTGGGCTGTACGCCGCGGTGCGCTCGTAGCGCATGTGATGATGCGCGATCCAAGCTGGCATAAATGAGCGAGCATCCACGAGGAGCAACACCCCAAGATTGGTGGTGTTTTGACGTAGAGCTGGGGCTCGGAGCGAACCTGCTCCCGTGCGTGCAGGCCGACGCTGAGCCGGGACAAGGCTCGAAGATCAAAACGTTCGGCAAGGTGCCGAGCGCGTATGATCCGCTCGGGTTCGCGTACGGGCTGAAGGACTGGCAGAAGCGCGAGCTGCTGCCCAACGAGCTGGCACAATGGCGCAAGGACCCGCGGCTTAATATCTGCGTCAGAACCGGCGTTATAAGTGGCGTCGCAGCGATTGACATTGACATCGATGATCGAACAGTAGCGCAAGACATAGCGGCTTTGGTGGGACGAGAATTTTTGAACTGCCATCCTCCAGCGCCGGTGTGTGCGCGCGGACGCGACAACAGCGGCAAGCTGCTCATACCATTTATACTGCCCGAGGGCGGGCGCAAGCGTATTATTGAAACCCAACACGGGAGAATTGAGTGCCTTCTAGATGGACAACAATTTGTTGCTGCTGGATCTCATTCCAGTGGCTCGCGCTACCGCTGGACGCCAGACCTTCCCAACCATCTACCGACGGTGACTTTGGAACAGCTGAACCGGATGTGGTCGGAGCTGACGTCTCGTTTTGCGACGAGTCCTTCGACCGCCAAGCCAACTGCGGTAGTGACATCGGGTGGGCAGGCGTCGAGCGATACTCCGTTAAGCACGATCAGCGACTCCGATTGGCTACAGCTCATAGAAGCGCTGAAGTTTCTAGCGCCACACGCCGGGGACAATGATCTTTGGTCCGAAATAGGTATCTCGCTCATCTCAATCAAGGACTGTGGTAAGCCGGTGGCCCAGCTGTGGATGGATTTTAGTCGGAAGGCGCCTAACTTCGATCACGAATCCGCGTGGAACTGGTGGAAGGCGCATACGTCATGATGCAGCCAAGAGCAGATTGGCGTCACGTGCTAAAACTAGCGCGCGAGAAGGGATGGGGAAAAACGAGCGACCCAGCCGTTTTCCAACCGGTTGATAACAGCCCAGTGGGCGACGCGAATGCTACTGAAACGCCGGACAATGACAGTGGCGAAGGAGCGCAAGGTGACATTGCCCAACTCATTCAGCCCGGTCAACGTTTCATTCGAGTGAGCGATGCCGCGCTCGACACGAATGTCGAGCAGCTAAACCTGTTGATGGAGCCGACAGTGTTCACGCAGGCCACATCGCTCGTACGACTCTCACGAGCGCACGACACTGATATTGTTGACGGCGTAAAGCGCGCCGCCGATCAGTTGGTGATAGCGCGCGTAACCAAGGGATGGTCGCGCACGCACGCGATGAGTGAGTGCGAGTTCTACCGGTTCGATAAGCGCGCTCGAGCCGAGAACGCGTGGGTCCGTTGCTCGTGCCCTGATGAGCTGGTAGGCGTGTGGATGGATCAGGGAGACTGGCCGAAACTTAAACCGCTTGCCGCTATCGCTCGGGCGCCGTTCGTCCGGTCCGACGGGAGTATTTGTGACCAAGCAGGATACGACGCGTTTAGCCGAGGACTTTATATCCCATCTTGTGAGTACCCCGCAATTCCAGCGGAACCTACGAAAGATGACGCTCGATTTGCTCTTGACGGGCTGCGGAGTATTTTCGATCAGTTCCCGTGGGAAACTCCGGCGAGTGAATCCGCGTTCCTTGCGCACATCCTCACCGAAGCATCGAGGCTCGCGTTAGACCGTTGTCCCATGTTTTGGTACTCAGCGCCGAATGCTGGCACGGGTAAGAGTCTGCTTAGCGGGATGGCTTCGATAATCGTACACGGCACCGTGCCGGCACTTCGACCATGGGTGCAAAATGGTGACGAGCTTCGTAAGACACTATTCGCCTCGCTACTGGCCGGGGATCGCAGCATCGCGTTTGATAACGTACCTACAGGGCACAAGGCTCGGGCGCCTGAGCTGTGTGCGTTCCTTACATCTGAGATTTGGAAGGACCGCAAGCTGGGTGTCTCAGAAACACATGCCGTGCCTAATCGAGTTGTGGTGTCCGCATCGGGGAATAACGTCACCCCTGTATCGGATCTCGCGCGACGGTGTCTCGTGGTCCGACTGGACGCGAACACCGAGCGAATGAAAGAGCGCCGGTTCAAGATCGAGAACCCGGGCGGGTACGTGATGGAGCACCGCGCGCAGCTGCTGGTGCACGCGCTCACGATCATCAAGGCCTACCACGCGGCGCCCACGGTGCATGGGCTCCCGGTACCGCTCCCAAGCTTCGAGCGGTGGTCACGCATGGTGCGTGACCCGTTGCTGTGGCTTGGACTCCCCGATCCGTGCGAAACACAAAGCGAGACTGACGATGAAACTGGAAGCCTTGGAGCGACGTTTGAGAAGCTGGTTTCACATTTTGGTGAGCGTGAGTTCACTGCGATTGACATCGCTGGCTTGGCTGGAGGCGTTGCTGACTCGCATGGTGAATTGACCGCTCTCCTGCTGCAGAGCGGATGTAGCGAGCCGCACAGTTCGATCAAAGTCGGGTATTGGTTGCGAGGCGAACGAGGTAAGATCAGCGCCGGATTCAAGCTGGTGCACGCGATACGTAGCAACCACGGAATGAAATTTAGGTTTAAACGAGTCAACGAGGACCTGTCATGATACTCATGATGTTACTGGGAATTGTTGTAGGTGTCGCCATTAGGCATGTGTGGGGAGACGTGATGCTGGAGATCGCGCGCGACGAAGCGAAGCGGGTAGAGAACGAACTGCTCGAGGAGATTAAACGTTCGCGGACGCTGCTCGCGAAGTATATAGGAACCGAATGACTTCTGTCGCCGAACTGTTCGTGATCACACTAGCGCGCGCCTCGAGGCGCACGCGCCGGTACCTGCGTGATCTTGAACGTATGGACCGCGACGATGTTCTCGCGACCGCTATTTTGTGGTGCTGGGAAAACCGTTCGACATACAACCCGGCGGTGCCGCTGGACGATTGGTTCGTGGGCGCTATTCGAGACGCGAAGAAGAAATGGATGAGGGGCGAGCGCCGCGAAGCTGTGGAGCTGATCACGGACATCCCGGCACCGAACGACACGCTCGCGCGCGCCGAGGCGCACGAGGCGGCGGCGATACTGGTGGCTGGCATGGATAAGCGAGCGAAGAAGATCGCGGTGCTCACGTCCTTCGGATATATGGGATATGAGATTGCTGAACGCCTAGGGATTAGCCCACAAGCAGTTAACCAACATTTAAAACGAATCAGTAGGCTGCGGGATCTGATGCCGGACAACACTGAGTTCCGCCGTACGATACGTGCCGGGCACCCGGCATACAACAGTGACAACATTGGCGCCCCCGACGCAAAATTAGCGGAAGAAAATCGAGGGCTATCTTGGATAGACAAAGAGATCGAGCGACTGGACTTCCCGCCACCCTCCGGCAAAGAGTGCCCGCCGTGCTGGCGCTGCCGCTGGTACGATGGGTTCATGCCCGGCACCAGCAAGACGGTACGGATGCCGATCACCGAGCCTGCGGTGAAGCAGGCGGTGATGGAAACAGAAGCAAGAAAAATAGATATAGCACAACAAGTGCGGGACGGACTGCTTCATGATCATCTCGGCACCAATGAGGCGCGATTATGAAAATCGAAACTATCTTCGGCCAGCCCGCGCACCGACACCCTAACGGGAGCGGCCTTGTTGCAGACACTGCGCGGGTTGAACCAACGGCCTACGTCGGCCCTAACGCGCTGGTCTACGGCAACGCGTGGGTCTTCGGCGACGCGTGGGTTTACGGCAACGCGTGGGTCAGCGGCGACGCGTGGGTTTACGGCAACGCGCAGGTCTACGGCAACGCGTGGGTCTCCGGCGACGCGTGGGTCTACGGCGACGCGCAGGTCTCCGGCAACGCGTGGGTCAGCGGCTACGCGGCGGTCTGCGGCAACGCGATGGTCAGCGGCGACGCGCGGGTCTGCGGCGACGCGTGGGTCGAGACAGCTGACACGATTTTAGAGCCGTACTTTGCGAGGCAAGCATGACCGCACAAACTATCTTCGGCCAGCCCGCGCACCGACACCCTAACGGCGGCGGACGTGTTGCAGACACTGCAAGATTGACATCGCCGAGCGCGTACGCGCTGGCACCATTTTCAAACGAGGTGAGTTATGACGTTAGCTGAAGGTTTACCATTTCTGGCACTGTTCATGGCATCGAGCACCTCGCTTGTCGCGCTACTTGGTCTGAAGTATGTGATCGAGCTGCGTGACGAGATGGGGTCGTTTGCCGAGGCTGTTGGCGAACGGTTCGTGATCACACTAACGAGCCTCGAGACCCTCGAGGGTCGCTGGGACATTACCCAAGAGACCCCGGCATGGACGACCGATGATGAAGTGTTCGAGTTGTTCCCTACGGACGTCGGCGGCACCAACTACCCGTGGGATAATTGAGATGTCAGCCAGCGACGAAGAGATGGTCGTGTACATGGGGATTCGGCAATCGTTCGAGACGACCCCGATCAACGGCAACTCGATGAGCAGCGGGCTCAACCAGTTCACGCCATCCCTGATCGGCACATTCGACCTGCTACGGGCCGCCCAGAACGCGCTCAAGATGCTGACCGAGCACCGGGCCGCCAAGGCCCTGCAAGCGACCAAGGCCGCACAGAAGGGGGCGGACGCTGCTACGGCAGCCTCCGCAGTGGATGGGCACTGATTATTGTAAAATAAGGTTTTGCGCGCCCGGCCCGGGTAATGGACCCAAGGCTACCACGCCAGATGTCTCCGCAATGAGGCAGGCCGGGCGCGCGATCTGTGACGTAGGTCTTGATTTCGGGCGCGGGCTCAGGCATAGTGAGGTCACTGAAACGAGGAGCCTGATTCACATGAAGACCACGTTAAAAGTTCAAACCCCAGTCGGCGAATTCACGCGCACCACGGACACCAAGTACTGCATAGCGCACCAAGGGAACGCCTCGCATTACGATCCGCAGAACTGCACGGTGTGCAACTTGCTGGCTGCGCTGCGAGCCATTGCAGAATCAGCGCCCGCGTTGCCACTCAAGGCTAAGAGTGCAACCGCGCTGCGCGCCGTTGCCCGCGCCGCCATCGCCAAGGCGGTGCAGTCATGATGACGAGAATTTTGTGTAGTATTGGCGTGGGGCTAGTTGGTGCGTGCATCTACCCGGGACTTGGGATCGCTAGCGGGATCGTATGTTTCTTTATTTGGAGAGATTGAAAGCGTATGAAGACTTTCCTTATCTTGTGCGCCGTGGCAGGGATCACGTTGGCTGGGTATCACATCGCCCATTACGCGAAAGTCAGTGCCCGCTGCACGTCGCACACCAGCTACTGCGCGGATCACGTGGACGACGCGTGGCTGGTGCTGTCATGAGCTTCCGCTTAGCTATGACACAGGTCACCGAGCGCTGGCTGCGCACGCTCCTACTCAAGCGCGAGATGCGTATCGCGGAGCTGGAAGCGGAGTTGGATGAGATTAAGCGATCCAAGGCGACGGTGCAGGAACTACAAAACGCATTACTCAGGAGACAAGCAGAGTGAACGAACCAACATTCTTTCCGGGCGCCGACTACCCCGACCGTGAGATCTGGCTCGCGAAGCGATACACGGACCTGCGAGCGTTCCGCGACCGCGGTCGCGTGATCTACTCGGGCAAGAAACCGCTGTGCCTCGGAATTAACAGGATCAAGCGCGCAGAGCGAACGGCCTTCGCTATCATGTCGTGGCCGGGTCGCCGATACCCGAAGCGCAGCCCTGACAGCATCATCAAGGCCCGGCACAACTACTACCGCACACGGTACGAGGCAACACAGTCATGAGATACCAAGTCTGGAGCACGCACGTCGAGTTCCGGCCGAAGCCGGACCGCGACGCCCCGAAGAAATTCGAGGCGGCAAAGGTGAAGATATGAAACGCTCGATGCTGGTTGAGATCAGCGCACCAGCGGAGGGCCGCGTACGTGAGTGCTCCGCCTGCGGAGCGCTCGGCAGCGCCGGGTGCGACTGCAACGCCCCTTTGCTGCCTCGGGTGCTCAAGGCCCTCGAAGCGAGCCCCCACAAGTCGAACCGGGCGATTGCCAAGGATGTGGGGGTCAGCGAATATACCGCGCGAACTGCCAGAAAGCGAGCTGCGTTGCCCAACGCACCTGCGCAACGTGTTGGTTTAGATGGAAAAACCTATAAAGCCAAGGCCACTAGCCCGGCCTTGGTGGCGAAATTGGAGCGTCACGGATGGTACCAGCGAGCGGAGCTGGCCGCGCAGGAGGCGCGGTACGCATCGCTGGACACCTGTCCACGCGACGCCAAGATGAAGAAGGCCACGCAAGACGTGATCAAGGTTTGGTCTGAAGTTCTTAAACTGTTCGATTAATTCAGGAGATCGCAAACATGACTTTGAAAACATTCGTAAAACGGTTTTACCTCGATGAGGAGAACCCGGACGCGTTCATCGAACTACCAGTGCGGCCCGGAAAGCATACGATAACCATGGACCGCACAGAAGCTGACGTGTTGCACG